TTGCGAGCATCATCCACATATTTGTTTTTTTCTTGAACTTGTTTAGCTGCTTCTTCATTTTCTAAAATTTCAATTGATTTTTTACCTTTTGCAAAACCATAAGCCAAAGCGATAAGAATAGCACCAAGAATAACTCGAAGTCGATTTATCATAAAAAGGTTAAAAGATATTTGGCACCTTCTAAGCAATCAGCAAAGGTAAGATGCGCGCTAAAAAACATTATTCCGCAACAAATAGCAAGAACAAACATTGTTGAATGTAATTTCGATTGAAAAATTAGTTTAATAAATTTCCACCAAAAATCAAGCCATTCATGAAAAACTTTGTAAAAGATCTCGGCGTTAGTTGGCGGGCGATCACAAAGCTTTGTCATTTTTTATTAGTTTTTTTCAATTGTTTTTTTAAGAGTTTTCAAAAGCTCTGGATCATCAAGACAAATAGCTTCTTTTAAATTTTTATTTTCCCCTTCAATTTCATGCTTTTCATCTTGGTAAGATTTAAAACTTTTTTTAACATCATTTATTTCTTTTTTTAAAGTATCAAATTCAGTTTTAAATTCAGCTTTAACGATTGGAATTATTTTAACCATTCCTTTGTTAATAGCCCCTTCAGCCATACAACCACCCAAAAAAACTAACAATTTTACTAACATATAAACTATAGTTAACCAAAAAGCAATTAAACCGCCATAAGTTTTAACGATTAAAGAATTTATTGAATTAGCTATATTTTCCATGTTTTTATTATTCTTTATTTTCTAAAGTTTCTTCAGCTTTGTCGGTGACAACTTCAGGAGCAGGAACGATAACTTCAACTTGAATTGAATTTTTAATAATGTTCACTTGATCTAGCACTTGAAATCCACCAGCTTTTAAAGCCAAATCAATTACCGATATCAAAGATTTTTCGACATCGCTGCCATTTGCAAATTTTATAATGTTCATATTTTTAAATTATTGAATTATTGTTGGTTCTTCAGAAATTATTTCTTCAGAAACTGGTTCAGGTTCAGAAACTGGTTCAGGAGTTGGTTCAGGAGTTGGTTCAGGCTCTGCCAAAACCACGCCATCACTCTCTAAGCCTTCTAATTCGCCAACCTTAGAAATCAAGAAATTTCCTTCCGCATCTTCAATTGGCTTTTCAATTTCTTTTGAATAACCTTTGCACCAGAAAAAAACTGAAGCACTAATTGCCCGAAATAATCCGCCTATTTTTGAAAAAAATAAATAGTCCATATTTTACATTAATATTTTTTTTGCATAATCATATTTTACAATCCGATTATTGTTGATGGTTTGAATCTCTACGCCCAAAACTATATTTGGATATTTTTTGTGCATTGCTTCTAAACATAGATTTAGAGATTTTACTGCTCGATTATCGCCAAGTCCGTCAATAACTGATTTTTCAAAAACAATTTGCTCTAAAGGATGCCATCTTTCTGAAGATGTTCCAATGTCAATAAGTTTATGAATTTTCCAGTTGTTGTCTTGTATAATTGTATTTTTCATGATAATAATTTTTTATTTTTAACCAACTTTCCAATTTGTGCCATCGCTATAAACTGGCACTGGCACTGCGCCGCCGCCTGTTACTGTTGCACCAAATGTTGAGCTTAACGCATCAGTAACAAAAGATTTTGCGCCTACGCCACTTGCAGAAGCTGATGGAAGTGTTGCTACTGTGTAATTTTGTTGTTTAGTGATTCCGTTAAGTGTTGTTATGCTTGTGCCAGTTGTTGAGCCAATTGCAATGTTAGTTGTTGAACCAGCTAATCCACCAGTTCCAATATTCATTGTCTTAGTAGAACCCGAAGCTGTTGCAGCAGCTTGAATGTCTGTTTGTTGGCTTGCTGTTGAACGACCTATCGCTATTAATCCAGTTCCAACAGTGCCACCAAGACTCATTGTGCCAGTTGTTTGTAAAGTGTGAAAGCTAGACGCAGAAGTTGTTGCACCACTAAAAGCTAATATACCAGTTGTAGTAGGATTATTTAATGTTGAGTTTGAAGCCAAAATTACTGCACCATCACCAGAAACTGAAGCAAAATCAGTAAAACCAAAATCCCAATCAGCAGCAGTTGTAAGTGTTGTGCCAATACAAACTAAAAACAAAGATGTATTAGCGCGAATTGTTGCAATAAGATTTCCACCAGATGAATTAACTGTAATTGCTTGGCTACTGTTATTTACAAGTTTATATACCAAACCTTGCCTCAAGGTAGAAGTGACAGGCATTACTACTGTTTGTAGAGTAGTGCCAGTAAATATTTGTAGAGAAGTGCTTGTGTTAGTTAAAACTACAGGAGTAGCAGAAGTAACAGTAGTGGTAAAACCATTCAAATTAGCAAGTGTTGCATTTGGATTGTCAAACATTAGCTCGTCATTAAATGTTTTAACTCCATCTATTGTTTGAGCTAAATTGGTTATCAAACCTTGATCTATTCCAATTCCAGCATCAGGAATTGACAAAGTAAGAGTTGAGCCACTATAATTAGCTGCAAAATCAGTGCCTACGGAAGAGGTTGCAACTGTGACGGATTGAAGATTTTTTGATGCGTCAGTTCCAACCAGTAAAGAAGCGGTGAGCGTATCAACGTTAAATTTACCATCGGCTGCATTAACTTTGGCTTTCGTTACGCCATCAATTTGAAATACTAAATCTTTGGTTGTGCCAGTGCCAATTTTAGCAGAGTTTAAGCCAGCGTGATTATTTGTGCCGTCAGAATGAACTTGTAAAAAAGACGCATTGTCAGGATCAGTTCCGTCAAAGCAATCTATGCCAGCAAGGCGAGAAGTGCCGTTTGGAAGTATAGGAACCCGAGTGTTGCCGTTTAAAGTTGAGGTTTGAAAAGCAAGGCGGTTTGCACGAGTTGCGTTTGAGAAATCAGCTATTATTTTTTTACCAACACCGCTAAAAGTTTGATTGCCAGATAGACTTAGATTATTAATACCAGTAACATTGCCAGAATCATCAACAATAATTGACGAGTTTTTTATTAATTTGCCAGTTGTTAAGTTATATCTAGCTAAAGCGTTTGCTGTTGCTGAAGATGGTCCGACAACATCACCAGTTCCACCACCGCCGCCGCCGCCAGTTGCTTCTACACCTGATAAACCTTTATATTTATTCGATAATCCACCCATATTAAGTAAATGTTTTTAATAGCCATCATTTTACATTTACTCATTAAAATTGATAATTGCTAAGATTAATAAAAGAATCAAGATTTTATTTTAACTCTTGATACATATTTTGAAAAAAATTATTCCAATTTTTTCCTAATTTTTCTTGCGCTGAAGGCAAACCAAAAGTTGCCCCAGTTGTTTTATAACTTTTCTCAAAGAATGAAAACCAAACTGAATCAATTTCGCCATTTTCTTTAACCAAAGGTTGTGACGCATTTGGCACTCCAATATCAACTAATAAATCAGTTTTAATCGTTGTTTTTATTTGTTGAAAAAAAGTGTTCCATTCGGGTTTTACAATATTATTTTCTTCTACAACTGATTGTTGGACATTTGGTAAATTAATCATTTTCCGTTTCCGTTTCTACAAATGCTCCCACAACATAAAATTTAGTTGGCTCGCTATAATTTAACCTAGCAATAAAAGAGCGGGCTTTTCCGCCTATTTTTGTCCAAAAAACTTCTGTTAAAAAAGAGCCTTCTGCGCCTACTGGCTGCCATAATTCATCAGTATAGGTTTTGCCGCCATTATCGGAAAATCTACCAACTAATTGGGGATTAACGCCTTGCCCTGTTGCAATTCCAACGCCAGTGTCCATCATTACAACAAATTTATTTAAAGACATTCTTGCAAAGTTTTTAAACATTGTTGTTCCAATAATTTCTCTTTTAATTACTGTACCATTTTCTTTATAAACATCTGGATCCAGTTCGTAAATAATTCCAGTTTCAAAATCACCAATCAAATTTTTGCCTGCAAAATAAGCTTGGCAATTAGCTCTCCATCTTCCATCTTTGCCTCCATTATTAACGCTTTCTCTTTCGTGCCAAAGTTCAGTTGTAATGTCATATTCCCAAGTCTTGTTTGCACTTGGAAAGGTTAGACAATAAAACTTATGCCCATCTTGAACATAGGTAAAACCAATTGCATCATCAATTATTGTGTAATTTTCTATTTCTTGTGAAATTGGAAAAGTAGAAATTTGTTTTAATTGATAACCGATAGTTTGATAAACAATTCTGTCATTTCCTAAAAAGAAAAATGAATTGTCCATTGTAGCTATTGAATATTTTGAAGCGCACCCTTTTTCAATATAAACACCTTCTTTTCTTTGAAACAGAGGTGAGCCCGATCCAGTATTGTAAAACACTTGAATAATATCTTCTTTAAAAAACCAAAGCTCTAAATTGTTTTGATAAACTCTTACTATTTTTGAAGAATTAGCCTCGACAGTTGCGGCGTTTAGAGCGTCCCAATCTTGAGTGGTATTGACATCTGACCATTGAAATTCATTGCTATTTAGCAAAGCGGATATTGTAAATCCGTCTAAAGTTGTAACTGATCCTGAATGATTAAAATTAGCATTGGTAATTTGAGCTAAAGAAGAAGCGGTTGGGGTGCAATAATAAACAATTCCATTTGGCAATTCGATTGTAACTTGATCGCCATTGTCAGTCATTATTACATTGCCAATTTCTGTGGTAATATTCCCCAATAATGTTACTGTTTTTGAAGCATCTATTTTATAAACCTTATTTCCTACTACTACATAAAGGTTTTCACCCATTACCCGCATTCCATAAACAGGCAAAGAAACCCCAGTGTCTTTCCAAACAGTAAGCCCAGCAGTTCCTAGAACCATATTTGGAAAAGCACTTGTTTGAGGAGTTATTTCAGCATAACAATTCAACATTCTTTCCGCTGAAATTAAGCCGCTTTTTGCCTTATATGAATTTACTCCAAAATGGATTGGTTGAAGCATTATTGGTATAAATTATAGGTTGGTACAAAATAAACTGAATCTTCTCTATCGTAGCCTTTAAGATTACGTAACATTTCATCAGCAGTCCTTTTAATCAATTCCGCTTTTGTTTTATCAATTCCATAATCATAAGTAAGGCGAGAAGCTAAACCAAAGGCTAGAGTTTCAGCCCATTCAATTGGGAAATCAGGATTGTCAGTTCCGCTTGTAAAATCAAAAAACATCTTTTGAAATGTAAATTTGATTGTATTAGTTGCATCATCAGGAGCTTGGTATAAGTAAAAAGTGCCATAACTTAATTGCTTATCATAATAGAATTGAGTTGGCTGTCCTGTTACTGTTTTTTGAGAAAGATTAAAATAATCGCTTCTTGCTAATTCGTTTAAAGGGGTGTCGTAACCCGAAGAGTCTCTCCTTCTTGCTGATGTTATTGCTTCAGGACGAATAATTTTAGCTTGATAAACAAAAACAGTTGCACCACTTAAAACATCGTCAGTTAAGGCGTTATTTAAATTAATTGTTGTTCCAGCAACACTTGCAACAGTTGTCCAAAAAATATTACCATCATCTTTCATGGCTCCAACAAAATAACCCGCAGTAAAACCAGTTGCGCTTGTAACAACAATTGCCGTTGCCCCACTCGAAGCTGCTGCATTTGTTGTTGTTTGTGTAAATGATTCGGTTGCGTTTGCGGTTGATCCGTCAATTAAATAATTTTCTTGCCCTACAGTTAAAAACAAAGTTCCTTCGGCATATTTCCAAAGATAAATTCCTTCGCTTTTTAAGCCTTTTACAAACAAGTTTAAAGCATCAGAAGCCTCATTTACCTCTTCAGCAGTTAAAGCCCTTCCACGAGTCTTAACGCCAAGAATTGATAAAGCTCTATTGATTATGTCGTTCCTTGTTTGGGAAAATGTATTTGTGCCGCTAACTGCCATTTTTATGAAAAATCAATGTTAATATTGTTTAATTCTTCTAAAGTTGTGCAAGCGTTTATTTCCGCCAACTTTTCAGTGTAAAGAGTAAATAAATTTTGATCTCTAACGTCTAAATGATTTGCTAAAGTTTTAAATTGCTCTAAAGTTAAATCTAACCTATTATTATCAATATCTGTCCATTGCGCCGTAGTGCCAGCAATAGCATTTTGAAGTCGAATAATTCGAGAGTTTAAAATTGCTATGTCAGAAATTTTAAGTTTAAAAGTGCGAGCAACTCCATCAATTTCATAAACTTGCAATGAACTTGGTTTTGGGGTTTTAACTTCCATTTCGCTAATCCGATTGGCTTTTAGTTGATTTATTTTAATTTGTTTTTGTAAGTTTAATTGATTAAGCAATTCTTCTTTGCTTAATGGCTGATTAAATTCTGCAATTTCGCTTTCAGTCAAAAGAATTGCTATTCCGTTAACTATTTTATGTGGCTGTAATTTTATTTCTTCTTGAGTCATATTATTTTATTCCATAAAGTTTGAATGAGCCTGAAGCAATTGTGCCAGTATCTAAAATTATTTGAAAAGCATTAACGGCACTTGTCCCGCCTTCATAAGCTCCAGCAGATACAAATTGAGAAAAATCGCCATTAGCATTATCATAACAGCCATTAGCTTCTATTTTTTTATGAGTTGCTACGCTGCTAGGATTATGAATAGTGATAACTCCACTTAATCCTTTGGTAGATGTATTAGATAATCCATAACTAACAGCTCCACCAGATGAAGAAGTAATCCCAACTCCACTAGTAGTGCCATTATGACTTGCCCAGTTAGTAGCTGGATTATGTGTTACACAAGAAGAAATGTAAGAGCTTCCAGTAATATAATTTACTCCATTATCTATACTAACGCGCCCTATAACTGTAGCTCCATTAGTAGTTGGTAACATATCTTGAATTTCAATCATATACTTAGAAAACTGTGAAGATAAACCAGTAAATGAAATTGAAGCTGAAGAAGAAGCTGTTGCAGTTGAGATCAATTTTATAGGGTCTGCATCTGAATAATTAAAATATTGGACAATCCAATTTGTGCCGTTATATCTAAGGCAAATTACATCATTAACATTTCCTAAAACAATACTTAATCCAGTTGGATTGACAATATTGCCAACTCCGCTTGTAATAGTTACGTCTCTTGAGTTATTTGCTGTATTTAACCAGATAACTTGTCCATTTTGTCCGCCATTAATCGTATTCAAATCATCAGTTGCAGCAGCCCCTTCTGTATCAATAACATAAGAACTTGAATTATTAGTTAAGGTTACAACACCAGATGCAATTGTTAAAGCTGTCGCAGAGCCTGAAAGAATTGGCAGAGAAGAAGGATTTAAGCAGACAACATTTACTCCATCAATAATATTAAAATATCTTTGGCTTGCTCTTAAATCATTTGCTTTTAATGCAACTTTTGT